TCACGGACCTGCTATTTATGGCGCTGGTCCAGCAGGATCTGGAGCACGCCCCTGACCGTATCCGCCACAGCGAGGCATTGGTTAAGAGGTTGGTTTGAAAGCATAGCGGGGAAGAATTAAATGAGTTTCATATTTCAGAACAACAAATAATGATCCTCCCCCGCCGGAGGCAAAGTATTTATTAGTTTTTTTTGTCAATTAATACCATAACCGATTTCACTATTTCTTCTGCCGGGATAGAAGCTATCAGGCTATCATCGCGTTCTTTTTTATTCAGCTGAGAATAGTCACAGGCATATAATACGTTGTGTTTTTCAAAGTCTTGCTGAGGAATACTAGCGTTTTTTTGTCTTTTCACAAACAAACTGACTGTTTTTGTTTTTAGTGCTGTTGCAATATGCAGACAACCAGTATCTGGAGTAATCAAGACTGCCATATCATTAATATTTTCAGCAAGTTGCAGAATTGAAGTCTGGCCTATTAAATCAATCACATTACATTTACTGTCTTCAGTCAAACTATTTAGCAGGTCATTCCCTAAAGCGGACTCTTGCTTTACACCTAGTAGATAGAATTCCATCTGAGGATAAATGGATAAAAGCCTATGTATTACATTTGCTGCAGTTTTAGCTGGAAAGAATCTATCTTTACCTGAAGCACCAAGCTGAATACCGATCTTCAAATGCTGTGTTTTTTTCGCAGATAATTTTGATGGAAAAAACATCTCCGGAGCCAAACTGGAAAAACCTAATTTTTTAATCAACTCCAGATCATTTATAACAGGAGGCATAGTCCCCCCCAGTATATATCCATCGCAAACATTTAAGAGAACCTTCCTCTCATTTCCAAAGTAATGTTTTAGTATACAGGTGACGCCAGCCATAGTTAAAGCAATCAAGTCATAGGGCGTTTTAGAATGAAAAACAATACCCACTTCTGGGTTATAGGAACGTAATTTCCTGCCTAAAACAAGCGCATCATAAATTGTATTTCCCATAAAACAAACCTCATCAATAAAGTCCGTCTCACCAATTAATCCAGAATTTTGCTTGCTTGTTATAACTATAATTTTTGACTTGGGATTTTTTTCTTTAATAGCTTTAATTGCTGGAGTACAAAAAAGGAAGTCTCCCAGACGTTTATTATTAATAACAATGATATTTTCTATTGTTTTATCAATGTACGTTTCTGGAGGCATTCTTTTTTTCTTTCTTAGTGAACAAAGAATGAAACCAAGTATCTTCATTTTTTTTTCAAACATTGACATTGTTACATTCCTAAACAGTGAAAAATACTACTTATATTCCAGACGAACGACCTCCAGTATGTTAGCGTACTTATTGATTTCAAGCATGGGTATTTATCTCTCTTAAGGTCATATCCATTGAAAATCAATGAATTGCATCAGGATACAGTACGAATCACGTCTAGCCCAACCAGGGATAGTCTAGGCTAAACGTGGTAGATTTATTCAGAAGGCTTGACTGGCCACTTGATATCTGGTGAAAGAGAAGTATCCATTTGACTAAGTTGCACACGATACTTTTTCCATTCGTCCAAACGATGTAAATCGTCGGGGCCATCAATACCAAGCTCAATAGCATCCTGATAAGTTGCAATAACTATACTTGCAGTATTGATAAGTTCTTTTCTTTTGATGGTTGCCAAATGAACATAATCAATATATGCTGAAGTAATTTGCACCCCGTCAAAATACCACATTCCTTTTTCATTGATACCTTTTGGCACTTTATTTAATTCAACATCAGCAACGGATTTCCCTAATGGCCATAGTTGTGAAACATCCATTGACATTCGATTGATTAAACCATCTTCTCCATATTCTATTTTTAGCTTATCCTTATCAAATAGATTTTGTACATCATACCAATCTTTACCATCTTCGGACGTAAGGTAGCCTATAGCATACCCTTCATTCTGTTCGATTTTGGACAAAGTAAAATTACTAATAATCATATCGCAACCTTATTAAGCTGTAATTGTTCGCCAAACACCATTGATATTTATTTGTAAGGCGCGCACATACCACCGTCCATAACGTACATCACCATTGCTACCAACACGACCTGTAATAAAATTACCTACAGGAGCATCAACATCGCTAGTACCGCTATCGGTGCCAATTGTTCCTCTAGCACTGACCCGAACACCAATGACGCTGGTCGTTTTAAGTGGGAACCTTGAATCACTTTCGGCTTTTGTATACGCTTGTCCGGCTGGAGTATAACTGCCTTTGGGCTGATATTTATTATCACCTTCAGCTTTTGTATAGGCTCCAACATTTGCCGTACCATCAAAAACAACTCCAGCAATAGTCCTGGCTGTCGCTAACTTAATAGATGCAGCAGCAGTACCTCCTGCAGGTAGGGCTCCGACATCAACGGCCGTAGGTTTATTTCCTGAATGATAAAAGGCATACCAAGGATTCCAGGCCCTTGAGGCATCCCCATTATAGGTACGAAATTTAATTATATTTCCCGCATTGGCATATGAAGCGGCAATCTGAATATTATAAGAACTATTTAAACCTGCAACATCTAATAATGTCCCGGTAAGACCAGGTGAGTTTACGGCTGTCGTATAAACAAAACTAGCAGAATTAGAGGGTAGGTTATTTGTATCAGAAACATCATTACCGGTTCCTCCAGCAAGCGCTTTCACTGCACGCACGGCAATTGCACTACCATTCACTAAAATTCTGCCAGCAGTTGTATCGTCTTTAGAAATTTGCACTGCGGCAGTTGCCGCGGTACCAAGGCCTAAATTATTCCGGGCTATTGATTTATCCGTCAAATCAGAAAGATTGTTCCCCCTCTGCACAGCATTAACAATTCGGGCATCGTTACCTGCGGCAACGGTCCCGGCAACCGTGCCGACGTCCTGCACGGCCGCTCCCTTAAGCCCCAAATTGCCGCGCGCCGTTGCCGCATTGCCCAACTCGGACAGGTTTGACGTGGCCTTAAGATAGCGGCCATCGAGCTGGCTGGTTGAATTGTTTAGCAAGGCTTTCAGGAGCGTGGCCTGCAGAGTATTAACGTCGCCGTTGTCCAGCACGTCGCTGCCGGATTTGGTCGCCATAAACGAGGCGACGACGGAGGCAATGGTTGAAGCCTGACGCCAGACTTTATTGAGCTCTTCGCTGCGCGCAATCCCTGACTGAAAACCGTTGCCCACGGCTTCCAGGGCTTCAAATTCTGGCTGCGACAGCACGTTGGCGAATTCGCCGGTGGCGAACGCCTTAAAATCATTTACAGGCATAGTTAACCCTCAGTAATTTCATAATTAACGGTAATTCCGGCTGGTTTAATCGCCAGATAGCCTTGCCGAATAATTTCTTTGGTGATTGTGGAGATCGATTTCCCTTTAACGGTGACGGTCATCGTCATGTCCTGGTTATCGATAAATGAAATAAGAATATCTTTTTTAGGATAGATACTTTGCAGAATATCGGGCAGCGTTTGACTGGTTCCATTCCAGTTATTGGCCCCTATTTTCGCCCTCAATACCGTTCGGAAGTTATCATCGTCGAGGTCTACGAAACCAAACTCAGAGTCATAACGGTTTTTCCAGTATCCGTAATTGAAGCCAAGCGTTTCGCTATCAAGCGTGAAAAAGTAATCTTCGATTGGAGCAAATATTCTTCGCGTGCTGCCAATCCATTGACCAATAATATCCAGCTGCGCTCCAATAGCCTTATCAAGATCGAAATGGCCGACCAGGCTGCGGCTAACCGCCTGCTGTCTGGTAAAGGCTTCAGTTAAAGCATCCAGCATTTTCAGGTAATTTGGTGCCTCCCGCTGCCAGGCGGGAATAAGATTGCTGTATTGATTGCTCATGTCGCCACCGTAATAATATTAATATTCATCACGGATGAGTTAACCAGCTCATTAAATGTCACCAAAATATTATCGGTAGAAAGCGTCTCGGCTGACTTACCAATTTCCAGCGAAACAATATCGTAGGTATTCCCCCCGCTAGCGCTATTTAAAGAAGCCGAAGAGAACAGCCGGGAGAGAAAAAGCGTGTCGCCAATGTCAAGCAGATTAATATAGTCTGCAACGGACTCTTTGATTCCGTTGCCAATATCAGTGGTATATTCCGCCAGCGGCTTTAATTTAATTTCGACAAATACCGGCACTCTCGTCGGGCGATAAAAGTGAACCGCTTTGCTGTTGCCATAGCTATCGACCACGTTTTCGGTTGTGGTGCCGTAAGTGGGAACGCCGGGCGTTTTCTTCAGCGCGATGGTCCGGGCGATGGCCGCTGAGTCACCACCGTCCACCACCACCGCCAGGCTGTGCGCCGGAATACCATTATCGTCCTTCGCATCGGTATCGTTATCGAACACTCTTAGCCGCGCAACGCCCGGTAGGTTTGCCAGCCCGCCTTCCAGGCCCTCGATAACCGTTTTCGACGGCAGCGCCACGGACTGCATTTGCCGCTGCCGCAGTTCGGCATCGGTTTCCACCGCCTGCCCTTCCGTTGCAGCCGAAAGATTGACTATGCTTTGCCAGCCAAGAGTTGGCGTAGCAATATCGGTAATATCTCCCGCCAGCGCGCTGACCGCTCCGGGCACCTGACAAACGGCGGTCGCTGTCATCTGGCCGTGCAAATCCAGTGCAATCCTGGCTGGCAGCGACCACAGATTGCCCGCTAAATCGCGCACCTGCCCGTTTTCGATTACCGTCCCGACTTTTCCCGTAAGCAGAACGTCCACCGTCGAATTGCTGGCAGCTTTTCGTGCGATGCCGTTGATCTTCACGTTACGGGAAAGCCCTTCCCCCATGCCGGTCAGCGGGCTGAAAGAGTTGTAGGCGGCTATCGTGGCGTTATTGCAGCCGTGAATGGCCCAGGCAATCATCGAGAGCAGCACGCCATCCTTGCTGTCCGGCTCGATATAAATATCGTCCCCGTAAATATCCCGGAAAATCATTTTCCACCGTTCGAGGATACTCTGAAAATCCGGGGCGCCCATTCCATCCTGGGTGATTGTCGGCATCATGCTGTTGATCAGATTTTCATACATCAACTGTTACCTCTCCATAGGCGGTATCCAGCGTGACGCTAAACGTCAGCCGCCTGCTTCCGCCGTCATTGTTTGTATTGAATTCGATTATCGAATTGACGCCGCGCGTGCCAAGAATGCGATCGCTGATGGCCATGGCGTAAACTTCCGGCGGCTGTTTGCCAAGTACCGACCGGGCGTAAGGTGTGCCTTCCGAAGTGTCCAGAAACCATTCCCCACGCCAGAGGTTCAGGCGCGTTTTGACCGCCTGAGCCACGGTTTCAGCCGAGTTGCTCAAAAAACCTGAGTCTCCTCGGCCAAACGAATAGTCGCCGCCAATCTCTTTTCTGTATCTCATTGCGGTCCTCCCGTTTTGCCGCCGCCGCTTTGTACGCCGCTGTGAACATGCCCTTTCAGGCTGATGCCCGCAGCGCTTACGTCGTTGTCCACCGTGACCGGCCCGAGCAGCGAGGCACCTCCTCCGGCGGAACCCTTGCCCTGATTCAGCGATCCGTTAATCGTCACCGCGCCGTTCAGCACGATGGTTGGCGAGGTAATCTCGGTGCCGCCGTCGGCTTGGGCTGTTAGTTTCCCAGGGGTCGTTAGCGTGATGTCGTGCGCGGCCGCAACCTCTACAAATGCAGCTCCGTCATCGCTGCGGAGCTGCGCTGCGCTAGTGCTGATGCCGCTGATTTTCTTCACCTGCGACTGCGGGCCGGGGATAACAAACGCGTCCGAAAGCGAATGCTGCCTGGTATTGACCGGCTCCTGCGTGCTGCCGCTTTGCCACCAGAAATCGATAGCCCGGTCGGCGAAAATCAGCAGGCATTCGTCACCTGCGGCGACAGGAAATGTCAGCGTACAGCCGCCTCCGCGCGGGAAGATAACGGGGACATCGACCAGCAGGGGATAGCTGACGGAGTTCACAGAACCATCGCTTTCCGTACGCGCACCTTTAATGGCGGGAGCGACGGCGCAGGTCACCGTTTCAGGATCAAATGACTGAATAATGCCGGGCAGCGCGACGCGCAGATCGTTGCTGATAGCCGCGCTGGCCGCCGCCAGAACTTCGGCAAGCTGGCCGGTAAGCGCGGGTGTGGTAAGAGCCATAAAATTCTCCAGGCAATAAAAAACCCGCCTCGGCGGGTACAGGATACGTGCCGTACGACGGCTACGATTTTGACTGTTTTGCTCCGCGAGATTTTTCGTTGTAATCCGAACTGCCTCTCGCCTGACACATTAGCTCCATGTACCAGTCTCCGCCGCGCGTGTCGCCTTTCGTTGTCATGCCGCAGACTTCATAAATACCGTCGGGGTCCACGCTTGCCGGGGGCGTTGAAACATTCAGCGTTCTGTTGCCGTTGTTTTCTTTATCAATGGACTGAATGCGGCCGGGGGCATCCCCTGCGGCGCTAATCTGCGCTTCTGAGAGCTTCTGCAGGTAGAGGGATGACTGGTCGAGATGCACCAGGCCGTTCACGCGAATATTGGGGTTAATAAGGCACTTCGCATTCACGCCAGCATTGGTTGTGCGCTGGGGCATACCAAGCAGGCCTGACTGGCTGTTGAGCTTGATCGCCGTTTGGGCCTCGGGGGTTTTGGAAAGGAAATCCAGCCTGCCGTCAATAATCTGCCAGTCGGCGTTGCACAGCTTTTTCACCTCATCAAGATAGGTCGCAACCTTGCCGTGTAACGGGCGTCCGCGTGGAAAACGTGTGGGCGGGAAAACTGGCTCAATCCCTTGAATAATGCCGTAGGGCTCGAGACTTTTTAGCAGAATATTATAGAAGTCCTGGGTCGAATGGCCTTTAGATAAGGTGGCGCTGACGGTGGCGTAGCTTATTGCCTCGTGCCCGTCGACAGCCTGAATCAAAACCCAGGTATCCGGCGTGGTTTCTCGTCCGGTAATGGCTATACGAATATCGCCGCTGAAAATCAGGCCATAGTTGCGATCGTACTTTTGCCCGCGGTCTTCATCAGGATTAACCCTGACCTCAACGCCAACGCGGTCTTCGGAGTAGATTGCCTGAGGTCCTTCGTACCCGGCAATGAGACGAATTTTAGAAAACTCCTCCCCCATGATTTTGTAAGCGGTGCTCGGTTTGAGGTTAAAAATCTTCACCTCGGCAACCCTGGGGGAAGAGCCTTTATACCAGTCGATTGAGAAGGTGACTTTGAAATCACTGAGGGAGATCCCCTGCCCTTTATCATCGAGCAGCTGCAGCTCGAAGTGGCGTAACCAGTTCTGGCTCATACTCGCTCCATTAAAAAACCGCCTGTCGGCGGCTAATTGTCCGTGACGAAATAGAGGTGGCTCTGGAAACCAAGATTCGTCTTCGTCGGGTAAAGCTGCTCGCGATCGTCACTGACAACCAGCAATGTCTCCGTGAACCCAAGGTGGGTATAGGGCGCAAGCAGATTGGTATCGGTGACCAACGGAATGCCGCTAATCGTCGGCGTAGAATCAGCCGCCATTACATCCAGAATCCAGCCCGCCTCATCACGGTATATCAGACGCAGGCGGAGCTGTTTATCGCCTAGCTGAATGGCGAATATCTGATTGTCCGCGCTGAGAGGAATTTCCTGAATATTCATCGTCTTTCCTCTTCGGTTATTGGGCAACTGCAAGGGTATTGTTGTTGACGGGCTTCAGGCTTTTTTGGCCGGTATTGACCATGCCCGCCGTTGAGACCCCTTTGCCCATCGCGGATTTTTCAGCCACCGCAACGCCTTGGGTGCTGGAGAGAAAGACTTCCACCAGCGTGATTTTTGCAATCAGAGCTTCGGTCCCTTCTTTTCCCGTTGTGACGTCAATCTGCTGAATAAGCATATTTTTGTAAGTCCGCCTGCCGGTAACCACGTCCAGCAGCTCGCAGTTCTTTTGCAGCGCCAGAATCTCTTCGTACGCTTTCTTAGCCGAGAGGCCGATGCTGAGGCCGAATTGAGAAACATCGGCAAAATTCAGCAGCGATCCGCCGCCGGAAAAGCCGCAGTCGAGAGTGACCGTGGAAGGTTTCTTCCAGGCATGATCGCTAATACTGGCCCCCATCTCGACGGGATGAGAGGCAATATCCAACTCATCCTTATGACTTTCTGTCACGACCACATCCGGAATAAGTACCCCGATAGATCGCGTACGCTGCTGGAAAAGCACGGAAAGGATGTCCATTACGTTATCCCCGGAATGTTTTGCTGAGCGAGACGCGAGTAGGTATCGGTCATGCGGCTGGCGACGAAGTTGCCCGTCGTCAGCGGATCGCTCGCGCCGTTGATGACAATGTGTGATTCATTGTTGATGGTTGGCGAGTTGACGGTAGTTGAAGCGCTCTGGCTCAGGTCAGGGTGATAAGCATAGCGCGCCTGGTCAAGCCCATACCCCCCCATGAGGGAATGGCTATTTTCAAGATTGTCTAACGTCTGCGGAGAAATTAAGGCGGCAGAGTCAGGGCGGCGGGTATCTTTTTTCTCTCCGTTGTTAAGCCAGTTATCCGCTTTTTCCACGCCTTCATTGACCAGTTCCTTACCCTGTTGAAATAACTTTCCAACCGGGCTGTTGCTGACGTCGTTCATCATCTCTTTGCCGATGCTCGCCGCTTCTGACCAGCTGCCCTCTTTCAGCGCGTTGATCAGCCTGCCCACTTTTTGCAACATCGTGCCAAGCTGTTCAAACCCGCCTATCAGGCCGTCGAACATTTTATCGATTGACCAGGAGGAGAAATCGATTTTCAGCATGTCCCAGAACTGGAGAACCAGGTTTTTAACGGTGGTAATGAGTTTACCGATGGCCGCGGAGGCTTTGCCGATTGCACCGCCCCATTTTCCCCAGTCAATGAAAGTGTCCCCGCCGGATTTCCATTTAGCGTACTCGTCATAGACCAGGCCAATGGCGGTCGCCAGCGTCAAAATAATGCCTATCGGCGAAAGCCGGAAAGCGGTGCCCAAAAGGAACCAGGCAGCCGCAAGGGCTGTCACTACGGCAATAACAATTTGAGTGCTGGAATCCAGCTGTTGCCACAGCCCAATCAACGCCGAAACCCAGCCAATTGTCCCGTTGATAGCGTTTGCAAAAAGGGTAGCAAAACCTGATATCCCCCCGACAACCTGATTGACGGTAGCTTCAATTTTGGGAAAGTTGGCGAGAATCGTGGTGGTTATCGATTCAACGGGGCCAATTAACCCTGCGGCCAGCCCCGTGCCAACCTTGTCGCGAATCAGGTCAGAAACGGCGGTAATTTTACGCATAGAGGTCATAAACTGCGTTGACTGGACGGCCGCCTTTTCCGCATCTATGCCCGTGCTGGTCATCATCTGATGGTACTGCTCGGTGTACTGAGCCATGCCTTGCCTCATGGCATTCAGCGTTTGCTCATTCATCCCCAGCGCGCCCGAAAACTGCTCTGCGGTGCCGGGATCCATAGCGCTGACTGACCGGCTAACCTGAGTAAAAACATCCGCGTTATCCGCCTGGCTGCCGTCCGCCCGGCGGGTCTGGATGCCCATGTTGTTGAGCATTCCTTCACCTGCGGCATCCTGCTTCCAGAACGCAGCGACATTTTTTAACGACTCGCTGATAAAATCTGCGTCAACGCCGGTCTGGCCCGCCGCATAGGCAATCGCTTTATAGCCGCCAACGCTGGTATCGCTATCTTTTGCTGACCGCGCATCTTTCGCCACACCTTCCGCAGAACCGGAGACAAAGCCCATAAACTTTGTCACCCCTTGAACGAACAGATTGCCAAACTTGCCCAGCTCACCAACCATTTTTCCAACGTTCGATTCCGACTTTTCTTCCGGCTTATCCTCAGGATATTTTTTCTGCCCCTTTTCAGCGCCGCCGGTCGGCAAGCCGGTTAACTTTTCCAGAGCAGCAGCGATTTTTTCAAACACGCCGCCCTGATCTTCATGCACTTTGTTCAGGACAAGCTCGATATTCTTTAAATGAACATCCATTGAAATAAGCTTGCTGAGCTGTCTGGCATCACTCATTTTCCTCTCTCCAGCGTGCAATGCGGGCCTTGTTATCGGCCTGCATATCCAGGTAATCATTCATCAGCGCGATGTCGTAGAGATCCACCGCGCCGCTTTTCAGGCTCTGCCAGTCTAGGCCAAAAACCTCCGCCGGGCGGAGAATGTAATCTTCTCCGCCCGGCAGGGTGTCGAGCGTCAGGCTGCTGCCGGGCCCTGCGTCAGGTCGCCGGGGAGTTCTTGCAAAAAATTTCCCAGCGAATCGGCCACCACCCGGGCCACCAGCTGTAGCAGGGTAAGCAGGTCAACATCATCGAAGGCCAGGCTGCCCTGGCTGAACACCGGCACCCAGCCCTTCATATGCTGACGGGCCACCACGCTCAGGCAGGGGAAGATGATGGCCTGACAGTCTTCCTCACTCAGATCGGAAAGCGTACGCGCAATTTTCGGCAGCAGGGATTCCAGGGCGCTCGAGCCCTCTTCCTCCACCCGTGCCGTTTGCAGGCGACGAAAATCCGCAACCATGCCGGCCAGCACCGGCAGCAGTTTTCTGGAAACCTTCAGCTGCTCGAATACGCCAAGCTTGCCAATACGGTAGTTCATCTCTTTGATAGTGATTTCCATGGCTTAGAAGACTCCCAGAACCTGGTCAATTTTCCCGCAGTCGAAGACCCAGGCCACGCTGCCGCCCTCTTTGCCGTTGGCGTTATCAGGCAGCTTCTGGAAGGCGACGGAGCGGGCGGTGACCACATCCCCGGAAACGCTGTTGCGAATCACAATAACGTTGTTGCCCCATGCGGCAGATGAGAGCGTCTGCGCGTTATAGGCCAGCGAGAGCTTTTTATTCACCGGCGAACTTTTAAGAAGTGAGACGGTGATTTTGCCCGATTTGCTTGGATTAAGGCTGTGCATCACTTCGCCATCAATACCTTCGGTCATGGTGTTTTTAGCCACGTTCATTTCAACCTTAATACCCTCTTCGCCGTTGGCAGAACCCGCCCCCAGATCGATGGAGCCAGTAGGACCAGCAAAAGATGCCGATACATCCATAAAAGAATATGCGCTCATAAATTTCTCCTTAACGAACTACATTGATTTCAACGTCGGCAAAGTGCACGGCACCTGCCAGTTTGCAAGCCACCTGAATAACCGGGGCTTTGCGCGCTTCACGGTCGGACTGCGCCTGCGTTGCTACGGCCGGGGCGTACACGTAATAGCCTTTGGTCAGCGTGTCACCGGCAGCCAGTTGGCCAATCTCTCCGCCGTTCCAGATGCCCGGTGCGACCAGGCCGTTGGTGACCGCCTGGTTCATCGACTGCTCCACGTTGCTTAACAGGCGAGTGACGCCCGCGTCGGTCTGCGGGATTTTTGTGGTGCTGGTAAACAGCAGGTTGTAGAGGTTGGTCTGCACGTAGTTTTGCAGCCAGTCGAGGCCGTGGCGCTCGTCGATAAAGTCGCCGTTGCACATCACGCCTTCCTGAATAACGGCGGTGTCGTTGTTGTAATTCACAAAGACGTTGGCATTTTTCCCCTGAAGCGCATTGGCCTGGCTTTGAGTCAGGGTCTCGGCGGCAATGCCCGGCTCCTGTTTGAACTTCAGGGTGATGGTGGTGTTATTCCCGTTGAAGTTCACGGTGAAAGCGCGACCAAACAGTGAAGCGGCGGCATACGGGCTGGCGCTGGAATACTGCCCAAAGGTGCGGGCGTATTTCGCCGCCTTCAGCTGGCTGAGGATATCGGTAGTGAAATCCGCATCCAGCGCGTTGGTTGCCTGCGTGGTGTGCCCGTAAATGCGGGACACGCCGTCGGCTTCAATCACCGCCGCCACGGCCAGCACGTCTGCGTCGCTCAGGCTGCTCTCCGCAATCACCAGGCCGTACCAGTCGGTGGAGTGGCTCGACAAAGCCGAGACGCACTGCTCGATGGTTTCGCTGGTCTGCCCGGCCACCGGCGTGGCGCCTGCGGATTCGGTCAGCCCCAGCAACGCAGAAAGATCGCTACCTTCAGCCCCCGCCGAAGCAAAGCCCACGGAAGAACTGGCGCCAGGGGTAATAGAACGAACGGTGAAACGGCCGCTGATGGCATCCCATTCGACCGTTGCGCCGTCCAGACCGTCCTGCAGGCGACCGGCTACGCCGTTGAGATTGGTTTCGGCGCTAAGATCGATATCGACGAGCGTTTTTTCAGTACCGTCAATTTTGATTTTCAGCGAGCCGTCGGCGATCGGCGTAAAGTTGCTCATCGCTTTTTGCTCAGCCGTCAGCGTAACGCCGCGCAGCAGCGCTGCCGTATCGGTTTTCATCCAGCGGCCGATGTACAAGTCCACCGGCTGCGGAGACTGCTGGAAGTAAAGGCCCGCCGCTTTGTATTCCGGCGCATCCACACCAAAATCTGCCGCGACGCCGCTGATGTCGGAATAAGCGCGCATGCGCTCATGGGCATCAATAACTTCGCTGGCGCCGATAACCAGCAGCGC